CTTATCAATTACACAGTTATTAGCAATCGTGGCAAACCCTGACTCAAGAGTTACAGAACTATCTTGAGTATTGATCCCCTTAAAGCCGGGGGCTGCAATGGATGATCCTACGAGTTGTTCAGCCATAGTTAGGGCGCAGTCCAGTTCATCTCTTCAGAGTAACGATTACGCTCAATAGCAACTTCGTTAGCCAAAGAGTTCTTGTACAAGGCATAAGCCTCTGAGGAAAGGTTACCACCATCTTCACCACGTTCAGCGATAGCCTTAGCGTAAGCCAACATAGCTACCAAGTGAGCAGGAACCAAGATACGGGTTGTGTTGGTAGACAGTTCAGCTTGTGGGACAACCAAGTTAAAACGGATTGTGAACACACCTGAAGGACGTTGATACAAGTCAACCTGAGTGTCTCCGTTAGTGTCTACACCGTTGAAGTTGTAGTAATTAGGGGAACCACGATCAGTATCTGCTGAGAACAGGAACTGTTGTGTCATCCAATTTGTAGGTGCGTTCTGGAGCACAGTGTTGCTTGTGTCGTTAACAACATCAATCACACGGAAGCGAGTACCTGCACCTGTCAAAGTGTAGTTGTATGTGCCAGCAACTGTGTTCACTGTGACAGTAGAAGACAAAACGTTCCACTCAGTAGCATCTTCAACCTCACGCTTGGCATCGTTAACCAAGACACCAACCATAGAGGAATAAGGGGTGTCGTCTACGCTCTGCACTGTAGGTTCACGTAGCCTACGGAGTACATTATTAACTGTATCTAAATACGTAGCCATATATTATAGGCCCTCTTTCTTTTCAACTTCAAAGGTGCAGATATAAGACATAGTACTGCCAGCTTCTGAAGTCATGGTAATGTAGTCTCCTGCCTCCAAGACCATGTAAGCTCCACCATCAAGCTTAAAGTAGTTCTTAGAGGTAAGACCGTAATCGCTCAAGATGTAAATATTAGTGTTAGCACTGTAGTCATGCCACGTAACAGTAATATTCTTGGTAGACCCTGTACCGTTCAACAAATACATCAAGTTCCACTTAGCGTAGTAGCCAGTTGGAACTGTGTAGATTGTCGTAGCGGTATTGGCAGTTAAGTTACCGCCTTGGGTAATTGATCTCATTTAGCTTTCTTAGCCTTGTTCTTAGCTGTACGCTGACCACGCATGGGCATATTGGCCTCTGACATGGCAATCGCGATGGCTTGCTTACGGTTCTTAACCACAGGGCCACCTTTACCGCTATGGAGAGTACCTTCTTTGTACTCACCCATGACCTTACCCATCTTGTTTGTCTGTTTCTTAGTTGCCATGATGTCTTATCCTATTAAGTGCTACATTTAACAGTGATAGTGCCAGTAACGTAAGTAGTCACGTTGGCACGGATGTAAGGAGGAGGGGTAGCAACTGTGACCAGACCATCGGCAGTCAAGGCTGTACCGATCAGTGACCATGTAGAACCGTCTACGCTACCTTGAACAGCCACAGTAGCTGAGGTAATACCAGAGATTTGAACGAAAGCAGGTTTATTGCTGTCAGTGCCTACGGGCAAAGAAGCACCAGTAGCTGTAACAGCTGAGAGGAGAGTTTTGAGTGCCATAATGTGTTATATCCTATCTTAATTTTTACTTTTTGTCAAGAGTTTGTTGTACGTTTCCACTGACTTCTAAGTAGATTTGGTACACTTTATGACCAATCATTAAGATGGTGTACACAAGAGTAGCCCAAAGTACTAATTCACTTACCTGATAACCAGCCACTGTAGCCAAGGAAACCCCAACAGGAGGGGCTGTCTTAGCTACTACAGCGGCTGCTGTGTCTACCTGATGTTCCGTCATTCTTACTCACCCCAAGGAAGACCGTTAGAGATCACAGGGGCCTTCTGAGCTTCAATCTGAGCCTCTAGAGCAGCCTCTACAGCTTCTTTGTCTACTTTAGACCACAACCAACCCAATACTGTTTCTTCAGTCAGGGTGTCGTAGTTCACGAATGAGTCACCATCACGCTCTAAGGCTTGTGTGTTGTAAACACCTGCGTTGTAGTCACCATCGGCTGCGTAAGCACCCCAATGCACTACGGTTACAAGACCATCAGAGGTTTGGCGTTCTAGGTTATTGATTTTCCATGTGATTGTCATGCTTGCTCCAAGGCTGATAAACGATTTTCAAGTTCTTTAATGTAAGCAACCAAATCTGCAATTACTTCAGGACTACCTGCTTGCATACCTTGATATTGAGGTTTGCCTTCATCATCCACAGCATCTTTTTCACCATTAACAGATGATGGATATGAATTAGCAAATTCGTGAGCCAAGAAACCACGGAATTCAGAACCGTCAACTTTCCAAGAACCTTGTTTTGGTTCAAGAGCAAGTAGACGCTCTTTATATCCTGTCAAACTTCCTGTGACATCTTTCAAGCGGTAATCTGAAGATGTGTTGTAGGCGGTTGCGGTAGTGGTTACAGAGATTGAACCAACTGCCGTGGAGTCTCTACGGAAAGTAATTACATCGCCATTTGAAGCGCCACGAGCAAAGATACCGCTGACAGCATCATTTTTCATTGCAGAAAACAAACCATCAGCTCTTGCTTGAATACCTACAGTAGTAGTGTTCTCGGATGTTTTCCCCACCAGCAAGTTACCGCTGGAGTCGATAACCATGCGATATGCGCCAGCAGTATCGTCATAGAAACTGAGAGCACCAGCAATTGACGCACTACTATTGGTTGAGAAAATACTGTAACTGCGTCCAGAAGTTCCAGAGTTTTGCAGATTTAAGCCAACAGCCGCGTTAGAACCACCCACATTCAGGTTGCGGGTCATGGTTGTAGTACCAACACCCAAATTCCCACTAGCATCAAGACGCATACGCTCTGAGTAAGCCGACCCTGTGTAGAAGATTGTGCTTTCGTAAGATTTTAGGCGAAGCTCGCCTTCTGTGGTTCCAGAACCTGCTTGCAATGTAAGCGCACGATACGGAGCAACAAGAAGGTCACGACCCGTAGAAAGGTCTGAGTAGATATTATGTGCTCTAGCCTCTGAGCCAAAGGTTAAACGAACGCCGTCTGCGGTTGTGTTGCCTGTTGAAGTCAGACTCAGTTTTGCACCAGGGCTTGTAGTACCCACACCTAAGTTGCCAGAACTATCAACCCTAGCTCTCTCAGTTCCACCAGTAGTAATGCCAACAGTATCAGCAGCAGGGAAGAAGATACCTGTGTTGGTGTCTCCGTCGTTAGTCAAGGTAGGAGCACTTGCTGAACCATCAGGAAGGGTCAGGATAGAAGGATTAGTACCCAGTTCAACGACAGTACCGCCTGAGTTCTCAGTGAACAAGCGTTTATCGGTGACGTTAACAGCTAACTCACCCTGTACTAAATCACTAGATGTAGGTACAGCTGAGGCTGTAGAGCTATTTTTAATCTTAATTGTTGCTGCCATATATAGTTATCCTTCAGTACGTAAGTACGTTAGTAGGTTCCCCCGTCAATTGTTCCTGTAATCTTGCTACCAGCTAAAGAAGTTATCCATGTAGGATCACTGTATGAGCCTGTAGTCACTACTCCGTTAGTTACAGTACCTGCATTACCGCTGATAGATCCTGTAATTGTTGAGCTAAATGTCTTAGTTCCAGCTATCGTCTGATCTCCTGTCAGTTTAACGACAGCGCTATCTAAAGCGTATCCTGCTGTAGCGTGGTTACCCCATCCGTAAGCCGTATCCCAGTTAGTTTGCTTAGTTGTTGTTGGGATCGAATAACCTGCTGTAAATGTGACTGCTAGAGTTCCTGAGCTTGTTACTGGATTACCTGATACAGATAACCCTGTAGGTACAGACATATCAACGCTAGTGACAGTACCTGTAGTGCTTGAAGTACCTGCACCGATAGCAGTCCTGAAGTCTGATGCACTAAGAGCACTTACAGTGTTATCAGCGTTAAGACGTACAAAAGTAACTGCTGAAGGGTCAGTCAGCGTGAATAAGTTACCACCAACTGTAGTAGCACCTAAACTAGTCCTACCTGTGGAGGCTGTCAATCCAGTTGCACCGCCATCCCACTTCAATCTATCAGTGTAAGCAGTATTCCAGTTGGTTGAGTTATTGGTTGTACCATACCAGCTAGAAGCTACGTAAACAGGATCAGTCTCAGTGTAAGACTGTAGAGCAGAATCTGCCTTAGCCCCTTGTGCAGCTGTAGCGTAGTCAGTAGCTGCTGTAGTAGCCGCTGTGCCTAAACCAAGGCTTGTACGACCTGTAGAGGCGTTTAAACCTGTACTTCCACCGTCCCACTTGAGTCTATCTGTATAAGCTGTGTCCCACTCAGTCTGTTTAGCTGTAGTAGGGATAGCATAACCAGTAGCGTATGTTACAGCAAGTGTACCTGAAGTAGTTACAGGGTTACCAGAGACAGCCAATCCAGTTGGGACTGTCATATCCACTGATGTCACACTTCCTGAACCAGCTGAACCGTTAACCCAGTTAGTACCGTTGTACTGGAGACTCTGACCGTTGGTTGCACTTGTGATGACAACATCAGTCAAGCTATCCAAGTTAGTAGGCACTGTGGGCTTGTTACTCAGGTCATCGTAGTCACCTGTGGTAGCAACTGTAGCCAAGTCAGCAGATTGAATAGCTGTATCAGCTTTAGCGCCTTGAGCAGCAGTAGCGTAAGCTGAGGCATCGGTGGTAGCAGCAGTGCCAAGACCTAAGTTAGTCCTAGCGCCAGCGGCTGTGGCAGACCCTGTACCACCTTGGGAAATAGCGATAAGGATAACTTCGGACTCAACAAGCCCGTCTAAGCTTCCTCCATCACCCCTGTATATTGCCATTTATTATTTGTCCTTAGTGTTCTTAGGCGGTCTACCCATACGCTTCTTCGGTGGAGTAGGAACTTCTTCTTCGTAGTATTCCTCTTCTTCATCAATCCACTCGTAGCCTTCGTGACCTTCCATACTGTCAATATCTACTTGTTGAGTAAATTCGACGATGTTCCCTGAAACCAGACATCTAAATTTAGCCATATCACTTCTCTTCTTTCTAAAAACTACACCTCGTAGTCTTTAAAAAGCCCCCTCTTCCCGTATAAGGTAGAAAGAAGGGGTAAAACTTATAATTATTGTTATTTGTTTTTATTTTGTGCTATTAAGCGAGACGACCAACAACCACACGAATGGTTGTAGAATCCAAGTTAACAGTACCAGCAGATTCGTTCTGGAGACGGATAGTAACTGTGTTAGCAGCACTTACATAAGCAGTAGCTGTAACGCCAGCCAAGCTCACACCAAACGAAACACCCAATACCATGTCGCCCAAAGCAACACCGGGGACAGTGATTGTGTCAGAAGTACCAGCAGCATCGGACAATGAATCGGGATCCAAAGTACCGGTAGCTTTCCACATTTCAGAGAACATGCCCTGAAATTGTTTAGTACCACGCTCAACCACAACAGAAGTAGCAGCAGCCATGATTTATTCCTTTAAAGTCTAATTGATAAAGTTAAGAAGAGAGGCCCCGGAGGGCCTACTCAGTTCAATTAGGCAGGAACAACCAGAGCAACAGCGCCGTCGTCACGCAACTCAGCCACGCCGTACAATGTATCAGCAGTGAACAAGTTAGCGAGGAATTGCTGTTGGTATTGAGTCTGCGAACGCACACCCATTTGTTCCACCAACACGAAGGCATCGCGGTGACCCATCAAGCAAACACGTGCTGGTTGAGCAGTACCTGAACCATCGTTAGCATCGGTAGGAGTATCAGCGTTGCTAGACACAAACACAGACACGCCATACAAGCTACCCACTTCACCGTTACGGATGGTGTTACCTTGACCAGCTTCACCAACGAAAGCTTGCTCAGTGTAACGAGCCAAACCCATCAAGGTGTTACGGCTTGAAGGAGGAATGATGAAGAAACGGTTGTCCATGG